AACCGGTGCGAATTGTTTCCGACTTACCGTTGGGCGTACCCAGCACTCAATGGTAAAGTCGCCAGTGCCAAACGCAAGATTAGAGTTGCCGTTAATCCTTAGAAAATCTACATTCCCTCCGAACTCAATTGAAGCACCACCATACTTGCTTTGGGCAGTGGTAATTTGAGTGTTTCCAGTCCTAGTAGCTGTTCGAGCATTAGTGCTGCTGTCCACAAAGGTAGTGCTTCCATTGGCTCCATCACCATGCAAAAGCAGCGAAACGTTGTTGTAATAAGGATCAGCAGCAACTGATTCCTTCTTCAACACCACCTTTCCCGGCACATAAATCGGGCTCATGACAGTACCTCCACGAGGTGATTAGAGTTATAGACTTCTGTGGGTGTCATGGTATTGCTGCTCCGATAGCGGTGATGAGTGCTGTGACGCGGGTGTCAAGTTTGGCGAGGTCTAGGGATTCGCCGATGGAGTAGAAGGCGAGGCGGGCACTGGAGTATGACGGAACACCGCCTGAGCGAGCAAATACAAATATATTTCCACTGTAAGTAGTTTCAGATGAGCCAGATACTACAGCATTAGATCCGGTAATTCTTGATACATATTCAGCGGGCGCAGACGGGAATCTAGAATGTCCGACAAATCCAGACAAAGTAGCAGAGCTGGCACTTCTAGAGATACCACGGTTGGCTGTAGATAAGTTTGCCGACGAGGAGATAATGCCATTTCTACCTGCATCAGTAAAACCGGCCCCAAGCAAAGCTCGTGTATCCGCGATGTTTGGAATTAGGGATGCGTAAATAGCATTGTGGTTGTTGTTTTGTGGATCAGCATTGTTGTTGCGATTGGTATTTAGATACTTCGTGCTCGCATTTCCCACCAGCCCCGTCTTGCGGTTGTAGTCACCAGAGACAAAGTTGAAGTTTGTCGGAGCCGTACCAACAAGCGGAGTTAGCGCTCCGGCCAGAGTCCTAGCTCCAGCCAAGATACAACTTGCCTTAATCGCACTCCAGATCCCGTCCTGCTTACACCCAATTACAAAATCATTGATGGCGTAGCGGACACCAGTTTCCAGCGCCTGTGTGTCAGCAGCCTCCACCGCTTCGATGTAAGTGGAGGCATCAGTATCAAACTGAAACCCCGGCCGCCAAACAAGCGTCATACGTCACCTCCATCGGGCTCAGTAGTGTCGTTGTCTTCGAGGGGGACGGGTGCCACATAAGGGGTGCCGTCTTGGTTGAAGCGTGGTTCAGGCATGACCCAGTACGGACCCACCTGATAGTCCTGACAAGCCTTATTGGCTGCAGTGGTGGCGTACTCTTGAACGATGTCGGTGGGTTGTTTGCCTTCGGTGTAGGCAATAGCGACGATGCCAGGAATCAGCTCGTCGGGGATAGTGATTGTGTAGTCCATAGTTAGTTACCAAGTGGCGAGGGCAGCACGCTTCCACGTATTTGTGGCCGTGCAAACGTAGATGTAGTCGGCGTCGTAGCGAATATCGCCGGCAGTGCCGGTGGCTGTGGCGTTGGCTGGGGCGGTGCCTACTGCACGCAGTTGGCCAGAGATTGTGCCGTCTCCCGTGGATCCGTTAGTTACTTTGAGGACACCTGAAGTGGATCTTTCCACTCCAACATCACTTGCCCCTTGGCCAGCAAATCCAGCTCTAAAGTTAAGAGCGCTACTTGCTAGTTGAAGTTCGCCTGGGCTAAAGAATAGATAAGAGGTTCCGTTAAGTACAACGCCAAACCGACTAGATGAACCAGTCCCGTATAGAAGCAGGCCATTTGAATCTGTATTGCCAATATCAACATTGGTTTGACTAAAGCTACCGCCTGATTTGAGGCGAAGGCGACCTGCAGATGTGATACTGGCTTGACTCGTCCCATTCACCTGCAGATCCAGCAGGTTCCCCGCAAACCCACTCGCTGCATTAACACCAAGACCAGTACCACTTGTAGACCACGCAGTGCTGGTGGTTCCAGAGGGTTCAATCAGCAGTTGAGGCTTGGTGGTAGTACCTGTGCCACCAGTAAACCAAGTGCCAGTGAAGCTAACCGGAGGGGTGCTAGCTGCACCGTTCAAACTCAGTGTGATGTTGCCAGTAGCACCGATGGTTGCAGTGCTCAGACCAGCGTATGCACCAGCGTTGTTGTAGATCGGCTGCCCACTAGATCCCGCTACAAGGGCGACGGTGCCCGTTGCATCTGGGAAGCTGATGGTGCGGTTTTGGGTGGGTGTGACGGTTTGAAGCGTAGTGGTGTAGGTGCCGCCGTCCGACAGGTTCACATCACCCGCCACCGTCATCACTTTGGCGGTCTTGTTCCAGGTCAGATCGACGTCACCGCCGAACACACCAGCATCATTGAACTGGATCTGGGTATCGCTACCGCCTGGTGTTCCGCCACCAGAACCGCTGCCACCGATAAGCCGTTTCATGGATTCACTCCGCAGTAGAAAGGGCCACCTTGAACACGACGGTGGGTGTACCGCCTGAAATGCTTACCAGGCGTCCCCTGACGTAAGGAACCGGAGCTTGAGCAACGGAATAAGCCGTTGTGCCATTAGCGGTCAACGTGGTATCCAGCTCAACAGGATCCAAGTTGAACCAGTTAGTGGCATCCAAGGAGCCTTCCAGTCGAATGACGACGTTGGTGCCGATCGACGACACGGTCACTTGAAACACCAAGTTGTCTTGGGTTCCTAGGCCTTGGAAATCAGTAGTCCCTGCTGATGTCAGGGTGCCCAGCGTTGCAACGACTGGAGAGGACATGGCTAAGCAACCCTACGGGGTTTCATCTGTACCACCTTATCCAGGTCCGGCAAGGACGACACCAGCTCTCCAAAGGGTGTGCCTTCCACTGGTTGAGCACTGATGTTGTTGTCTTTCAAGAACTGCCGAAGAACCGACAACTCAGAACTGGTAATCGACCCGTCGTGCAGCTTCTCCTTCAACAAGAGAGCTAGCCCCATATGGAGATCAGCTAGCTGGTCGTTGATGTCGTTCGTCTTCTTGGCCATGACGACGTCAGCAGAAAGGGCTGAGAGGGAAGGGCTGGTCTTCCCTCCTAGCTAGGCACCCACCACAGGCACCGTCAACACTGTAGGCGGTAGTCAACGGCCGCCAGGACGACGTCTCGCGTCTTCTGCCCGCCTCTTGGCCAGGTAAGCAGCAAACCCCTGCTCATCCGTCCGCAACCCATCCACAAGGCCGTGCTGCGCCCTCCAAGACTTCATCGTCTCCTTGTACGCCCTGCGGTCCTGCCGACTGCCGACCCAGTCCTCGCTGATCACTCGCTGAAGACTGGCCATGTACGTGTTCTGTTGCTGCCGTTGATAGTCTTGGCTCATCGCCTGCTTGCTCCAGGTGGTCGTGGTCGAGGTGCGCCAACACCGTCGACCCCAACAATCTATCCACCCCAACCCCAGCCAGCACTGGGGTTTTTTCATGCCAACTCCCCTCTTGACACACCCATGTACAGTGGGGGTTAACAATCCCCTTCGGCAAGGGTACATAGTTAATCCACAGGCCAACGGGCCTTTTTTTGTGTCCGTCTCTGTATTGGAAATGGGTCCAGCAACAACGATCCCTCCAATGGTTCCGGGATTGGCCTAACGGCCAATAGCCCTTCACTACCTCCTGGTCGCCCCTACAGGGGCTCCCAGACGGCCACACCCCTGCCCCGATGGCCTCACGGCCATCTATACCCCTCAGCCCAACCCCCTCTCAACCGGGGGCTCACCAGCGGTTGACCAACTTTTTGCTGGAAAATTCTGAGGGGCACACCCTCGACCAACTTTTTACCGGAAAATTCTGAGGGGCTTACGCATAGTGCGGCAGCCGTCGTCACCCCCCATGGGGGGGCCCTGCGCGGGGTTGATGCGGTGCCCCTGGGGGCCTTGGACAGGCTGGGCCACCCGCTGGACAGCGCAGACCCCAGTCGTACCAAGGTGTCCTAGGGGCCTGCGCACCTGTGTGCATGGCAGGTGCGCAGGGTTGGACAGGGGTCGCCAGGGGTGGGCCCGGAGGGTGGGGTGCCCTGGTGGGCCTGGTGTGGTGCTGCCTGTTGAAGCGTGCCCGCCCCAGGTCCAACTCGAACCGAGAGGACCGTGGAGGGAACACGGGTCCGCGGTCGAAACGGTCGCAATCCACCAGTAATGGTGGTAATGTGGAGGAGCAGTGGGCGAAGCCCGCTGCGACCCACCACACGGCAAAGCGGCAGCCCGGAAGGGCTGGCGGTTTGACCGATACCGCACCTAGACAAATGCAGATCACCGAGCGCGCCTCGAAGGCGGAGATCATCTCCGCTGCCTGCGAGCTGGCGGATAGCCAGTCTCAGCGGATCGAGGAGCTGCAGCAGCGGCAGATCATCCTCCTAGCCCTCCTGGGCCTGGTGGCTGTACTGGAGCTGCTGTGATGACGACCGCAACCACTGCCACGTTTCAGCGCATCCACGATGCCTGGCAGGCCTTGGTCCTGGATTCCATCCAGGCATGGAAGAGGCCGGTCAGCGTGCCTTACCTGGCGCCGTTGACAGATGGCCGCTCCCAGGTCGTCTGGGACATGAGCGACGATCCAAGGGGATGGGACAACCAAGCGGTGACCCATCTCCTGCCAGCACTGCTGGCCCAAGCCAACCGCTACCGGCGGATGGGCTTAGACATCTCCGCTGCT